ATTGATGCTTTGCGTTGTGCCGACCACATGGGGCAAAAATTCACCGTCGCGAAAGCGTGCGGGAAGTGTTGCGCTTTACGGGCTCAGGCCATGAAAGCTCGTCCCGCTCCCCCCATGAGCAAGACGGAAAGCGCCATCCTCGGGCCTCTGTTGGAGAATAAGTCGACTGTCGAGTCGATGCTATCCGAGCCCATTTCGCGAATTGCGCCCGGCACAGGATCTGTGTACACGGCCTCCATTAAACAGTTCGTGGAGTCGATTACTGGCAACGTCCCGTTTGACGTGCAGAAATATGCTTCCGCGTTAGTGCGTGTTTACGTGGAGGTCAGTAAGGGCGACATGAAAGACCACAAATTTGCGTGCTCAGCCTTCCGCTGTGGTGACTTCGTGTACACGTGTGCGCACGTGTTCAACACCAACCCTACCGGCGGGCCAGTTGACCGCCTTTATTTCTCATGTGAGGGGCAGGCTTCCGGATCGACCCTGTTCTGCTTGCAACGTACCAGCATGTACGTTAATGAGAAGGAGGACATTGTCATCGTGAAAGCGGTGCATGGTCCGGTGACGTTGGCACGCGGTTCATTGCGGTTCCGCTCATCAGTGGAACCTGGCGGAGCAGCGATTTGTATCGCATCGGATTCTGCTTTCACAGTGCGTCCTGGCGTCTTGCACTCTGATGGGAAACACACCATCTGTACAGAGCCTGGCGTTTCTGGTTCCCCCGTCTTTCAGGTGACGGGTTCGGGATCCGGTGCTTCGTGGGCGCTGGCTGGCATGCACATTCGCGGATCTCGCGACACTGTGAAGCGTGATGAGGCAGTGAATACCTTTATTCCTGTGGGTGTCCTCACTCAAGCGCGTGAGCAGGCCGCGAGTTTAAACTAAGAGCGCCTCGCTATGATTTTTCGTATTGGGATTCCCACCCGTACGTAACAAAGCGAGGCGCTCCGTCATCGAGTTTTACTACGTTTTACGATGGGGAACCATTGCGGGTTTACAACCACTATGGTCTGATGAAAAACGAAGAAGTTTGTTTGTATGATGTGCGTAATGTTTTGCTCAAGAACGGCATTGCCGTTCCTGACAATCTTTATCGCATACCTGAATTTTCGGCTGACTCATCATATGCTGAGTCTTCTAAATACTGGAAACGGTTGCCTTATGAGCCAGATCGCTTTCTCTTGGACATTGCTACCACTGTTGTTCGGCGCATTTTTTATGCGCACATCGGTGATACCTATCCCATTAGTGTTGATCAGGCCATTGCGACCTTTGATTTGTCGACCTCGTCAGGCTTCCCTTATAATAAGGTTGACGCCAACAAGGGTGCGACAGTTGCCAACCCTCAGTTCTGGACGGACTATCGTGTTTTTGAGGAAAACATGGCGGGGGAAGGCGACATGCCGTCTTTTTACCAGAACAGTCAGAAGTATGAGTTGCGCAAGAAGGATAAGCCAGCGCGCACCTTTATGACTGCGTCCATTCTCAC